TGAACTATCCGAAGATATGAGTGATTGGAAAACTGGTAAGTTAACTCCAGTTGAAAAAGAATATATTACAAATATTTTAAGATTGTTTACTCAGTCTGATGTTGCGGTCGGTCAAAACTATTACGACTATTATATTCCAAAATTTAAGAATAATGAAATACGCAATATGCTTGGTTCGTTTGCTTGTCGTGAAGGTATACATCAAAGAGCATATGCACTCTTGAATGAAACTCTTGGTTTGCCAGACTCAGAATACCATGCATTCCTTGAATATACTGAAATGGTAGAAAAAATCGAGTTCATGATTGATAACGATATTAGTACAATTCGTGGACTTGCTTTATCAATGGCTCGATCTGTTTTCAACGAAGGTGTTGCACTCTTTGCTTCATTCGTAATGTTACTTAATTTCCAACGTTATGGCAAAATGAAAGGAATGGGTAAAGTTGTTGAATGGAGTATCCGAGACGAAACAATGCACGTTGAAGGTAACTCACGTATTTTTAAAACTTTATGTGCTGAAAATCCACGTATTGTTAATGATGAATTCAAATCAAAAATATATGAAATGTCACGAATAGCAGTGAAACTTGAAGACAAGTTTATCAATCTTGCATATAAGATGGGTGATGTCGAAGGCCTCAATGCCGACGATGTAAAGAGATATATAAGACATATAACAGATCGACGTTTGATTCAACTCGGTTTGAAGCCAAACTTCAAGGTCAAAGAAAATCCTTTGCCTTGGCTTGATTGGATTTTAAACGGTGCTGATCATACAAACTTCTTTGAAGGTCGAGTAACAGAGTACGAAGTAGCTGGATTAACAGGTAAATGGGATGACGCTTATGAGTAAATATATTGTTGAATGTGATGAATGTTTATCAACTTATATGATATTAGACGATCAAAGTGAAGAATCGGATCTAATACCAGAAAATTGTTGTATGTGCGCATCATTAATTAAAGCTGAATTGATTGAAGAAGATATAGAAGAAGATTAGGGTTCTGAGGGTCACCAGAGAAAAATTAAGTGTATATATATACATTACCCTTTACCAGAGAACCCAATGCTATTTTATTATAATAATATTTCATAAACATTTTTTCTATTGTAATAATATTATAAATAAGATTATAATAATGAAATAATATTATAAGAAATGACTCAAAATGACCTGGTTTTATAAAAACAAGCCTTTTACTTCAGATATGATTGAAGGAAATCAAGGATTTGTATATGTGATTACAAATACTGCTGATAATAATAAAAAATATATTGGCAAAAAGAATTTTATCCGCAAAATTACAAAGCAGCCTCTTAAAGGATTTAAACGTAAAAGAAAATACTTTAAAGAATCTGACTGGCAAGAGTATTATGGCTCATCCGATAGAGTCAACCAATTATTACTCGAGCATGGACCAGAAGTATTTCACCGAGAGATAATTCATCTTTGTAAAACAAAAGGCGAAATGGCATATGTAGAGACATATTATCAAATGATCACTCACGCTTTAATATCAGACGAATATTATAATGGTATTATAGGTTGCCGTATAAATCATCGATCTGTTACAACTCTAGACCCAAAGACGCTTAAAACTAAACTGTGACAAAAATGTTACAGTTTTCATAAAAATTAAAAAAAATGCATTTAAGGTGCATTTTTTTGTTTACATCATCTAAATAATATGATATAATGATACTATCAAAACAACAAAAGGACATTATATTATGAATACGAAATTAAAAACAATAAGAGCACAAATTGAACAAGAGCGTTTAGATCGCATTGCAGAAGCAAAGAAAATTAAAAAGTATTGCAACTTCCACGGATATTCAGACGTAACACCATACGAAGTGGTTGAAGTTATTTCTGATCAAACAGTTGTTGTCAGAGAAATGGATGCTGAACTTGATCCAAACTGGAAAATGGAAGCTCACGTTGGTGGTTTTTCTGCTCACGTTGTGAATAACGGTGGCGAGTGGATTATCACTTCAAATCCTAAAAATACAACTTATCGCGCTCGTTGGTCAAAAGCAAAAGGCAGATGGCAAACAAAAAATGGTAGGATGGTTATGGCTGACCAACCTAATAAATTTTACGATTATAACTTTTAATTTTATCAGAGGGGCTGTGCAAACAGCCCTTCGCATAAGATTAACAGGAGTCTATGATGGAAGAAGAAGAATAAGATTAACAGGAGTCTATGATGGAAGAAGAAGAAGAAATTGAATGTGATTGCTACGGGTGCGTGACAATGCGGCACGCCTGCATTCACGAAGAAACTGAACTTCTTGAGCGTCTTCAAGATCTTGGATTTGGAGATCGTTCGGATGGGTAGTATGCATCTTGTCAAAGGGCTTTATAATACAAGATCACGTAAACCAAAAAATGGCAAAGTTCCGCAAGATCGTCTTGCGGTGCTTCGCATTGAGTGGAAGAAGTATAATAAACTAATGAAGCAATCAAGGCTGCATTCAAAGGTGATTAAAAAGTTTGATGACTATGTTTTATATACTCAAGGTAAATACAAGCCAGAAGAAGCAAAACGTAAACGTCAAACAATTACAGAAAAGTTTGATCAGACAAAACATATTGCCAAATCGCATGGTGATCAAATCGGTGGCATGGGTGCAGCAAAAGAAAAGAATACTTATACTGGCGATCTCATCGTCGGAATTGCCACTATGCATAAATCAAATCTTGTTCCAGTGATGCGAGGAACAAAGCAAGCTGAAGAGTTTGCAAAAATGCGTCGATAAATCTATTTACAAATAGGTTTGAATGTTATATAATGGATATATTAATAATTGAAAAGGAATATAATATATGATAAAATTTATGAATAGTTTTTCAAAAGCAAGAGGGGTTGATCAATTTGAGTTTTTAGCCGGAATAATAATTTATGGCTTCTGCTTTTTTGAATTCTTCTACGCATATCCAGATAATGGTTTAGATTTTTTTGGTTGCTTTGTTGGCCTATTCTTTATGTGGGATGGCCTACATAAAATAAAGGAATGTTAGTGGATGATTATCATTGATTATTCAGCAATTTCTATATCAAATATTGCAATCCAAAAGTTACAACCTGACGAAGATCTCTTTCGCCATATGGTTCTCAATTCCATACGTATGTACCGTAAAAAGTATGGCCGTGATTATGGCGAAATTGTTCTTGCTTGTGATGCTGGAGGTAATTGGCGTAAAGACATATATCCAGAGTATAAGTTCTCTCGTGCAAAGAATCGTAACAAATCAGATCTTGATTGGGGCAAAATTTTTGAAATGCTTGGTAAGATCACAGATGAAATCGAAGCTAACTTTCCATATACTGTCCTTCGTAAAAAAGGAATGGAAGCTGATGACATCATTGCAGCAATGGTTGAATATACGCAAGAGTTTGGCCAACACGAAGAAGTTATGATTATTTCTGGTGATAAAGATTTTGCTCAATTACAAAAGTATAGCAACGTAAAGCAATATTCTCCAATCACAAAAAAGATGATCACTATTGATGATCCATATACAAATCTTAAAACTCAAATACTCAGAGGTGATACTTCTGATGGAGTTCCAAATGTTCTTTCACCTGATGATATATTTGTACAGGAAGGTGGACGTCAAACTCCTTTACGTAAAAAATTACTTGACACTTTCCTTGATGCTAAGAACGTTCGTGATGTTATGACCGAAGATCAATATCGAAATTATATTCGTAATAAGAAAATGATTGATTTATCCGAATGTCCAGACGAGTTTAAAAATTATATACATAATGAATATAACAAACAAATTGTTATTAACAATACGAAAAAGAGTAAGGTAATGCCTTATTTTATACAAAATAATTGTCGTAACCTATTAGAAAATATAACGGAGTTTATACAATGAAATATAAATTAGTTTGGGAAGTATTTGATGCTGTTAGAAAGGCTCGTACTCGAGATGCAAAAGTTGCAATATTAAAAGAAAATGATTGCGCTGCAATACGTGATTATTCTCGTTGCTTTTATGATGATCGAATTGAGTTTGCATTACCAAAAGGTGAAGCTCCTCCTTACGAAGCAAATGATCCGCATACTGCTCCAACAAACTTTATGCGGAAAAATACTCAATTGAAATACTTTGTTAAAGGTATTCGTGAATGCGAACAACTGAAGCCATTCAAACGTGAGGCATTGTTCATTCAATTGCTTGAAGGTATTCATCCAAAAGATGCTGAGCTATTCATCGATATGATCAACAAAAAGCTGCCAAGCCGCGTCGGTAAAGCAGTTGTTGCTGAAGCATTTCCTGGATTGCTTCCAGAATAATAACTGTAACATTTTTGTTACAGTTTTCATAAAAAATAAAAAAAATGCATTTAACGTGCATTTTTTTGTTTACATCATCTAAATAATATGGTATAATGATACTATCAAAATAACAAAAGGACACTATATTATGACAGATCAACTTATCAATTATATCGTAGAAACTCAGATTCTAGAAAACTATGGTTCACATGACGGCGAAGGCACTCATGCTGCAGGCGAATCTTACTGGAAATGTAAGGCCGGTAGTACTTTTCTTGTCCATGGCTGTAAGAGTAGTGCCGATGCGTGGGCTTTTGTGATGGCCGCATTCTCTGAAAATAATATTCATTTCAAGGAATTTCCAGTCAGTGTTACTACTTACGATGAATATCTAGAAGAGACTCTACGTAAAATGAGTGACAGAACTAGAGAATTTTACGAAAGCCTAATCATGGTTGTTAGCCCAGATACTGGCAAAGAAATTCTAAAGTTTTCTTATTTTGAAGAAGAAAACTTTCAGATTGATCAGCTTTTTAGCGTTAACGAAAGTGATCAGTTAGGTCTTTACAAATAATGAATATTTTTATACTTAACGAAGATCCAGTTATTGCAGCTCAACAACAATGCGATA